CGTACGACTAGCATACCTTCATAACCATCTTCGATGTAGTTAGGAAAACTACTTGGGTTAGGCATTGGATTATAACGTCCACTCATAATTTCATTGATGTACATCTTTGCCATACGCCTTGCAGTATCTTGACTGTTAGGATCTGTTTTTGTATCAATCAACAAGTGCTGTAACACATTTTCAAAAGCAGGAACTGCTTCTTCGATAAGTTGTTGTTTATCGCCTTCTTGAAGCACTTCACTGATATTGTCATTCGCCCAATATCTAAGACCTGCTTCTTCTAAGCGTTTTTTAATTTCTTTTACTTTTTCCATTTATTTCTCCGATGTTTAGGCAGTGGATTGCCTTTTTAATAATATTATTTTAGCACCTTTAGTAGATCATTGCAACTGAAATATTTTTCATTCAGTGTTTCTACTTGTTTATTTAGGCTAGGAAGAAAACTTTTGTAATTTTCCATATAGTCAATTACACGTTCTTTCACAGCCTCTCTATTGGAAATATAGGTTTTCCAATCTATTGTCCAATTACTAGGATATTTGAAAGGCAGCAAACCCATTTCAGTATAACTTAATCTGTCTGGTACCATAGGCAATGCTCCAACAAGAGCACCTTCATACCAACTAATACCTAGTGTTTCTTGCAAGTTAGCACTAAACACAAGTTTTGCTTCTCCTAGTAAGTTGTGATATTCGTTCTTTGATAGTTCACGTTCTTGACAAACTACCCATTCATATTGTGGAAGTTGATCAGCAAGATCACGGAATATTTCAACTTGCTTTTCAGGAGCAATCCTATGAGGGAATAAAATTAAGTCACGCTTTGGCATTCCTTTGTACATAGTTAATGTACTATCCATATAATGAAATGGCCAACCAGTTTGTACAACTTTAGATCTATCTAGTTCTGGAAATGATTGAAAGAACATATCTATATGAAACTCTGTTGCAAAATAATTATGATCATAACATTCAAACATACTACGTTCTGCATTTCTAACCCAAGGCTTATCACCTATTAGTCTGCCTAAAAAATCTTGTGGATCATAACTACCAGCATGCCACATACCACCAATGCGAATGTTAATACCCAATAGTTCTGCCATGTAGCGTAATTGTACCACTGTAGGATTCCAGGCATCAGTGTACAGAAAATAATCGCCGTCCTTAACTTCTCCATTACAAAACGCCTCTGCAATTTGCTCTAGTTGTTTACTTTTATAAACATTAGTTCCGCCAAAGTTAAGAAACGCCCCAGGTGTTGTAGCCTGAGGCGTATCTCCTCCGTTAACTACATGAACGTCATGACCGTTGGCTTTTAGCAGTTTAGGAAATTCAGTTTTCCACTGCTTAGTGTAACGTGTTTCGACTGCTTCTAAGTCAACAAGCCATATTTTCATCTAGTTTCTCCGTTTGTTAAATTTGTTTCGAAACGCCCTCTTATGATTGTTGCGATTCTCGAAAGCCCTCCATGCGCGACTCTCTTTTTTATAGAGATCTTTTTCATTAAACTTAAAGCCGTTGTAACGACAAAAGTCTCTATACAAGTCAAGATCATTGAAGATCTTAACCACCTCAGGGCGGTCTTGCCAGTAACCCATTTTAGGTCTCCTTTAATAACTAGCATACTCAATGTGGGCACCGTTCTCTCCATCTTCGGAGACATCGATGTGGACTTCACGTCCGGGATATTTGTTTGTAATTTGATGCCACAAATCATCTGACATCATTTCACAGGACTTATAGTCAAGTTCTAATGTTTTTTCTGCGTATAACTTCTCCATCCAACGTTTAAACTGAATAAACTCAATATCTCTGTCATTGTGTGTTACAGCGATACCTACTTTAAAATGGAATATGTGTCTGTGTGGATAACCCAAAAAACTTACATCATATTCATCACCTGTTGCAAGACTAGGATCATCTAGTGCCGCAGGATACTTGTGGATACCTTCTTTTGTAAAGGTTACCCAAATCATTCGCTTTGCGTTTTGCAATGCATTTTCTTTGCCTTGTTTCATATCTTCTTCTCTCATTCTACGCCCCATGTAGTCGTAATAACGTTCTTGTTTCATTATAGCACCCTTTAATTCTAGTGTCAATCATTATCTACGATATCATCATTTTCATATTCACGCCAAGGTGTAAATTTTGAACGGTCCATTAGTTCGTGTATACTGTGTGTCCAAACACCTGGATTTGTTGCTTTAAAATCTTTGTCATCAATTTTAATTGTAGCATTGTACCCAAACTGTTCAATATAAGGAATAGGTACACGCAGTTGCGGAATAAAGTTGTCAAATTCAATTAAAGAACTTTCAAGCATATCTTCCGCATTTGCAATTGGAATGTCCAAAGTGCAACAAATGTCATCATCTAGGAATGGTTCGATCATAGCCTCCCACTCACCGTAGTCTGAATCTTGACTTGGTTGAAAACTGTGGTTTGCACCAAAGAAGATATGTTCGCAATCGTTCTTTGAATACTGGCTGGCAATTTCATCAACGCTTTGAAGTCCTGTTACGAACAATGTTTTCCTACCATATGCAGGAGTATGTTCTACTTCAACACCAACAAAATATGTTGCGTCACTGCTTGTGCCTTGTTTGTATGACCTTTTCATAATTACTTCCTATTGACTTTCGTTACCAAAGTAGTGCGTAAATGCACCTTTGACGTTATTAAAGATACCAACAATTTGTTCTTTATTATCTGCAAGTTGGTCTTTACCCTGTTGCCAACTATCTTTTTGATATGCTACAGTATCGTTATATTCTTGAATAACAAACTGTGATACCTTGTTGTTTACCGCAAAGTCTTTTGCGCCTTCAACATTCTTGATAATTGGATTATCATTTGCCTGTGCTATTGTTGCAAACATAATTGCTGCAACTATTGTTACTAGTTTCTTCATTTATGCCTCCGTTAGTTCACTTTCTAGTTTATCTAGTTCAGTGTCTTCTCTGTCGTCAGTCCATGGAGTTTCTTCTTTACCTTCATCATCAACTTCAACGAACAACGAATTCGAAATGTTTGTAACACCTCCACGTAGTCTTGCACCTTCTAAGTTTTTAAGGAAACTGTCTGCTTCTTTAATCATTGCAAACGCTGCCTCTTTAGTAGGTTGTTCGAACAGTTCTTCAATAAAACGATCGAAGTACAAAATGTTACGTGGTACCCATTCCGAATATTCATCACTCTTATCTGCGTCTTTAACTTTACGCCATAGTCTCCAATCTGGTCTTACTTTCTTAATTTCAATGTCAGTAAGTTGATTAGCACGTTGTACTGCTACAATGTGACAGTAAACATTATGTGCCATCATTAATGCATAACCAAAACTATCCCAACTAGTTTTACCTTCTTTACCAATCTTGTTCAACATGCCAGGAGCATAATGACAAATGTCAGCAATAGATAAACGTCTACCAATTTCACTTTCGAATGGAAATGGAATATCATGTTGATTAGCAAGTGCTTTATTATCTGGAGCCTTGTCCATAATCACTGACCAACGCTTTGCTGTGTGTTGTGCATTTGTATACACAAGACCGTGTGCAGTTGCAATAAACGGACTAGCACAGTCAAAACTTACTGTAAAGTTTTCGTTGATGTGTTTACGTACTTGTCTTTGAATACTAGTTAAGTAACATGACCAATCAAGTTGTGCAGTACCTAAGAAGTGCATCCAGTCCTTGCCTTCTAACATACCATCAAATTTCAAAGTCATTAACCTACGTAATGTAATAGGCATCTTGCACATATTAGCACCGCCCATTGCCCAACCTTCACATGCTTTATCGCCCCAAACGTTTGGATCGGAGAACTCTTTAACACCTTCGTACCACTTCTCAGCAGTATCCCAGTCTGATCCTTGTAAAACGTTTAAGAACTTTGTAGCACCAAGTCTACGTTCTAACCAATACTTGTTATTGTAACGTGTCTTGTCTAAGCAATCTTCAAAACTTTTAAGTCCTGTTTTAGGAGCATGAATATGATCACAAGCCCAAGTCGGAACATCAAGTAGCATTGACCAATCTGCTGTAAGCTCTAGCCAATTAAGAATATCATCACGTGTTTTGTTTGCGGCAGCACCTTCAAAGTTTAACCAATCAAATTTAAGAACACCTTTACCAACCTGATAACCACCCGAGTCACCTAGTATCATAGTGTTATTTCTATCACGTTCTTGGACCATGGCATCTTGTGTCATAGTCTTTTCTAAGTTTAATTGTGCGTGACCTGCGGAATACAAACCATATTTGTATGTGTAGTATCCTGCGTCTGCATTAAGGAAGTTCATACCTTCTATTCCACGATCAAATCCTTTAGGAATACGATCGTTCGGAACAAACTCTCCTTGCCTCTGTTTAGCAATATATGTGCTAAAGAAAGAACTAATCGCTGGTAGATACACAGCATAGTCCTTTTGTAATGGTGTTAAGTTGACTGGTTTCATAATATTATTTAGGCCGCCTGTGCTGGAATGATATATTTGTATGAAGCAAGTCCGCTGTCTAATTCAATTTGAATAGCACCTTCATTACTCAAGCTCATCTTAGTGTTGTTAACATCTGCAATTTTTAAGATTGCAAGTACACTTGCTACAGGCCATGTCCAGCCTCTGTCCAATGTTCCTTCAACATCTTGTGCAAATACAAACTCACCACCATGTGATGATGAATCACCAAAGATAAACTTTAAGTTAGTACCGTCAGTCTTTGCTAAGAATGTAGGATGTTCGCTGTTAGCGCCTGCTTGGAAATTAAAACGCTGTACTGCTGGAAGTGAAGGACTTACTTCTACGTCCCAGTTAACACCTCTAAACTTAACAGTTTTCATCTTTTCGTTGATGTGTTCTGTAAGCATAAACTGATAAGTGTTTTTAAAGTCTGCGTCTTTGTTTACAAATTCTAATCCTGTAGGAATAGTTGCACCATTGCGTTCACCTGACTTTACAGTAATTACAGCATCTTTTTGATACTCACTACCGTCAAGTAAATATTTTAGTTTTTGCAACTGCGGCATACCAAATACGCCAATCATATCCGGATAAGGATTATGTGTAGTTGCTTCCATTATAACTGATCTGTCATCAGCCATTGAAAACATAGTAGTTGAACCTTCTTCGCCTGTAATCTTTACAGTTGTAAGAAAGCCCAAGTTTTGTGTATGTTCCACAATATCTTTTAGAATGTCTTTCATTATAGAGTTCTCCGTTTGTTAATATACATTATATTTAGGTTTTTGTTTAATTGCAAGAATTTTTTTAACCAATTTAATCAAAATCAAACAATTTGTTAAAGTTGTTATCACTTCTTGTAGAGCTGATATCCCACTCTAACACACCAATAAGGTTACCTAGCTTTTCATCAATTACTGAATTTTCCATTTCAGCATCGTTGAAAGGCAGTTTTTTAAACCATTCTGGCAAACGTAATTCATCTACAGGATACGCAACACTAGTGAATCCCATAGGGTTATCTTTAACTTTACAAACAATTACTTTCGCACCATCTGTAATAGTTATGGAATATTTGTCATCTTCCATACGCTTTAAGGTATTCCAATTAATACTTGCACGAACATGTCCAGGCATATTTGCTTTACCTTGTTTCTTTTCTTTGTTGCCGTACTCAGTAATCTTGTTTGCACGTTTCGGACTACCTTTCTCCCAACCAGGTCTTGTTTTAAATTCAGTTCTAAATTCTGTAATGTAATCTAGTACGTCTTGTTGTTCTTTACCTGCTAGTACCATTTCTAATACATTACTCAAAAAGTCTTGAATAACAACAGGAGTATCAGAACGTTTCAAGTCTAAACCCATTGCTTTGATCTTACCTGGCTTTCCTTCAGTATCTACACGCTTACCTTCTACGTCATAGTACAGAACTGCATATCTTTTCTTTGTAATAAACAGACCTTTACTTGCAACAATCTCTCTTGCTGCCGCAATAACATCTGATCTGCTTTTAGGACAATGGAAAGTTTCAGCCATAAACTTAGGAAACGTAGTATTTGCTTCATCGCAGATTTGATCATACAATGCCATAACACTATCTTTATCCCAAGGAATGTTTCCTTTATCAATCTCTTCTTTTAACGTACTGTATGCACTAAAGTAAGATGAATCAGTATCACCATACACAATTGACTTACCTGTATGGTTGTACTCGCCTGTAATAATCTCATTAACCTTTGCACTCATATGCTTAACAATCTGTCTACCTGTAAGTGTAGTTGACTGTCCAATACGGTTATCAAAGAATCTACAACCTGGATTAAGAATAGCACCATACAAACTGTTAAGTAGAATCTTTTTAACAAGTTGTCTTTTTGCCCAGTACTCTTCTTCGATAGGATTCTTTGCTTTGATTGCATCACGCATCTTTGCCTGCATTTCTTTACGTTCTTTATACCAACGTTTTAGCAGTCCAGGAATAACACCTTCTTTTTCATATGTAAAGATGGTACCATTAGCACTTAGCATCCAAGGCTGATTGCTTTCAAAGATTAAATCATATACTTGTGCCGCACTAATTGTATCGCTTTTGTCGCTGTCTTCCCAGTCGATAGTAATCTGCCTACCTACTTCACGTTCCATAACAGAGTCAAACTCAACAGAACCAAATTGTCCTTCCCAAGCATTTGCAAAACTTTTACCTTTTGCCATTTCGCCTTCAATACGTGCTTTTGTTCCGTCTTGTCTTAGTTGTCCTACAATTGTTTCAGGACCCATATTCAAAGCTCTAATAACAGATGGATACAGTGAATTCAAGTCAACACTACCAATCCATTCATGAATACCTTTCTTAGGATATGCAACATAAGCACCTGCCGCAGGCTCACTACCTGGTTCACGTCTTACTCTGTTAGGAACAATAAACCCACGTCTGTGTGCTTCGTTAATAATACCTTGTTCTGTAACAGCAACAGCACCCATAGTAGTTTGAATAAGAACTGTATTCTCATGTGCAACAGTATTAGCAAGATCAATAAATTTAAGTTTCTTATCTAGTTTGTCAAGTAGTGCAGTATCTTGAATGTTATATTCAATAAATGTTCTAAAGTCGTTGTTGTAAAGTGAATCAAGAGAACCTTCATAAACTGTTTTTGTTTCGCCAACTTCTAGTTCGCCAATAGCATCAAGTCGATATGTATGACGTTCTTCGTAGTTATATTTTCTATAAAGTTCTAGTGAGTCAACATGCACTCTACCAATTAAATCATATGTAACAGATGTTTTACCAAACTTTTCATACTCACGTTTTTTAGGATACTGATTCCAAAGACATAATCTTTTTGTATCTTCTTTGCTTAACGTTTTTGTAATTCTATTAACTGTGTACGGAATATCAAATCCTTCGCTGTTCCAGCCACTTAGTACATCAGCATCTTGTATAAGATCTAAAAATGCATCTAGCATTTCGCTTTCTTTTTCAAACAGCACAACATTGTCAATGCCTTCAATAGTTTTCTTTGCTTCTTCCATTGAAAGTGTCTTAGGCGGAATAGCAAGACATACCATTGTTTCCATCCACTGCATGTATACAGCAATTGAAGTAATAGGCATAAAAGCATCTTCAGGAGATGCATAACCTCGCTCAGGATCAAAGTCAACCTCAATATCAAAAAACGCAACGTTTAGTTTAGGTGCGTCTTGATTGAGATAGTTGTCCTCAAGCATTCTATAAATTGGATTGATGTCGCTCTCATAAAGTTTTTTGTTGCTGTGAATAGCAAGTTCTTTACGAAGTTCTTTGATGTTTTTACAAGTTACCCTTGATAATGGTTTGCCATAGATGGATTTATATTTTCCTCTAGGATCCTCGTAATAAAAAATATGTCTGGGATTGTATTCTCGATAATGACGTTTGCCTTTATCGTCACGTTCAACAACGTTGATGGTGTCTTGCCCTCTATCATAGAAAGCGTCTACGTAACTCATGTTTTCTCCTGTATGTCACTTCTGGCTGACAAGTACCTAATAAGCAGTTTGTGGCCTGCGATTACCTTCTTCATTAATACTTATCTTTCTACTTACAGTGTGTATAGTAAACCGGCTACACCAACTAATGCTAATGTAAGGTTAGTTACAATTAGTGCAGGTTCGTTCCACATACAACTTACGATTAACCAAATGAAACTACCAAGTACTAATACAACAGGCCCTGCAGGATAAAATCCTAAAGCATTAATGCCTGTGCCAAGTATTAGAATAACCGTGGCAGTCCATTTTAAAAATATATCTGATTTTAATATCATACATGTATTATACGATATTTTTAGGTTAATGTCAAGTACTAAATTATATTAAGTGCAACAAGAAAGCCAAAAACGTTTATACATGCAAAGTACCCTGTTAGTAGCATAACCCAAGCAGCACCACGTCTTACTGATGCGTAGCACTGTGTTACACTACCTACAAAGAAAAATGGATATATAATAACCATATTTGGATCTTGTGCATTAAAAGCAAGTGTTAGACTTGCTATTACTGTAAAGATAAAACTAACTAGCTCAAAACCAAATGCTGTGGTGTCAGACTTATAACTGTCTATCCAAAAGTGTTTTATCTTTTCCAATTATTCACTCTCGGTATTACCGGACGGTAAATTATTTGTGATTCCAAGAATGCCTTCGATGTCTTCCCACTCTTCTAAGTGTTTAGCCCAATCGTCTTTGTGAGCAATTTTAATTGCTTTATTAATTACTGATGGTTTGATCTGTAGTTCTTCTGCTACTGCTTTTACAGTATCCTTAAGACCTTCATTAAGATCCTCTACTTCACGTAGAACATTTGAACCTTCTTTGATCAATCTCTCTAGTTTAGCCTTTTCTTCTGGCCCGTACATTTTTGACATAAATTATTCTCCTGGTTGAAGTACTATTATATAGTCATAAAAAAAGCCAGTCAAGTTAATAACTGGCTTTAGTTTAATTTTGGTTAATTCTTTTTACTTATTTTGCATTACAATCACAATGCTTACAAGTCGGTTTGCAATTACAGTCTGCTGCTTTTACATCTGCACCGCAACACTCATCTGAGCAATAGCCTGCTTTTGCTTCACTCAGTCCTTTTTTTTTGACTCAGTAAGTCCGTCTTCGTCCATAACGTCATACATTTCAAAACGTCCACCGTTACGCTCGTAAATCAATCCTGCAAAAATTTCTGCTTTGTTTGACTCTTCAACTTTTGAAGTAGCAACTCTTTGAGCCCAGTTCCAAAGTGTTTCGTCAACTGGATCAATTTGCTGTTGTCCACCGCTTTCTTTTACAAGTTTTAGCATTTCAACAAATGACATGTTTGAAGGATCTTTAATAACTTCAACTGACTCGTTAACTGATTCTTTCATGTCTTTTTTGCAATCGTCGATCATGTCTTTTAATTTCTTTTGATCACAGTCTGGATGCATTTTGCAAATTTCTGCTTTAGACTTACCGTCTTTACACATTTTCTTTATGTGTGCTTTGGATGGCATCTTGCCGTCTTTTGCTTCGTTAACTGACTCGTTAGTTTTCTTTGCTTTAACTTCAGACATACATGCTTCGCACATCTCTTTTAATTTCTTTTGATCACAGTTTGGATACTTCTTGCAAATTTCATTTACTTTCATACCTTTGCTGCACATCATTAAAATGTCTTTCTTCTTAGGCATTTTTTCTGCTGTAATTACGTCTGCTGCTTCTTCAACTGACTCTTTCTTTTTGCCGAAGAATTTCTTTTGCTTATCTGACATTTCTTTTTTGCCTGACTTCTTGCCGCCTTTAGCATCTTTAGCAGCTTTCTTCATTGGCTCTTTCTTGTTACCGTCTTTGTCTAAGTCTAAAAAGTCTGGCTTACCTGCTTCAGCAACCATGTCATCGAACTTAGCTCTAAATGACTCTTCTTTCTTTTTAGATGATTGGAACTCTTTAGATACTTTAACGTACTCATCGCCTTTCAAACCTTCAACATCTTTGTTGTGAGTTTTCTTAAGCCATGCTGCAAATTCTGTATCTTTGTCTTTTTCGGATAGCTCTTCGTTTACAGTTTTTGCAACTTCGTCATCTGATTCTTTTACTTCTTTGGACTTAGAATCTTTTTCAACTTTAGCATCTTCTTTGGCTTTTTTCTTTTTAGGTTTAGCAGCACCGTGTTCTTCTAGTGTAACAATTTCCATGTCTGCTGCTGGAACTTTCTTTTCTACACCGTGTTTAAATTGTACATCGTACCACTCAACATTACCGTAGTCATCTGGAATAGCATGACTTTCGTAAACTGGTTTACCTTTACCATATAATGGATGGTTAACAGTTGTTGCACAATCGTGGTCTTTTGAATGGCAAAGTTCTCTAACTTCGTCATCTGTATAACCTTCAAATACAACTGCTTGTGGTTTATAATCAACGTTAGCGGCTCTTGCTATACTTTCTAGCGTACCGTCAAATGTGTTTTCGTTTTTTGCTTCCTCTCTTGGAAGTTTGTTTAATAAATTTCTAAAGTCCATGATGCTATCCTTTTAAGAGCTCCCACTCTGTTGTTAGTTTATCTCGAATACTTTCGCAAGTCCCAGCTTCGTATTCTCGTTCTCCTTTATTCATAGCATTATCTGCCTGAATCTCATACTCCATTCTTTCACGAACAGAATCTAAGTAATCGTTAGATAGAGTAATATAACTGCTAATCCAACCTTGTAATTCGTCGCCTGGCTCAATCATTTTATATAGCGCAATGGCGTTCTTAGCAACGTTTGCTAATTCTGCTTTTGCCATTGTGGCTTCATGATCGGGCTTCTTTTCCATACTAATATTTATCTTTTGAGCGCAGCGCCGCCACCAAAAATGTTTCCTTTCATGTCTAGTGCATTTACTGCTGTGCCGTCTTTTTTCTTCTTCTGCACAGTTTTAGGCGGTTTAGGCGCACTTGTACCGCTTTTTCCTGGAGAACCTGTATAACTTTTATTACCAATTGAGCCTTTTCCTATAGCAAGTTGTGGACTTACAACTGTTGCTATATTGCCAGAAGCTGTAGCACCTGCTGTAGCAGATTCCATTCTCTTTTTATTTTGCTCAATGGCATTGAATAATTCATTAAGTTTCATATTACTATTTACCCTTTTTACGACCTGATTTCATATTAGCACACCAGTGATACATTCTACCTTTTTCACCACCTGCATTCTTTGCTTTTTTACGTAGGCTTGTAACTGATCCGTTACAACTAGCACCAGACTTCTTTACTCGTCCTGGTCTGCTTTTGCCTTTCTTTTTACCGTCAGCAAAGTTTTCAACTACTGCATTTACAGTTAAAAACAATTTAGCAACGTTTACATTAGTTTCACCTAGCATTTGTAATGCAGCATATCTATGATGTCCGTTGATAATTTTGTTATTGCAATCTACAATAATAGGAGCATATGAACCTTCTGAAATTTTATCTATTTGCTTTTTAAAATTTTCAAGAACAAATTCATTTTGTACTGGAATAATGTCACCGATCTCTACTGTCTCTACAGTATGTCTAATATGTTCTAGGTGCTTATTTTTAATTTGGGGTAAATCTTCTCTTTCGTAATTTTCTTCTTTTGTTGCTTCAATTTTTGCAACTTCAAGTCCAAGATTGTTAAACAAGTTTTTTAAGCCTGAAACACTTTTTAGTGCCTGTAGCATTAGTTGCTGTTCGTCTTCTGCACGTCTATCATAAAACTGTATAAACTTTTTAGCATTTTCTGGAGTAATGTATACCATGCCGCCTGAACTTGCACCGCCTGTATCTTTATAACTTAACGGAAAAGGATTATTATCTTTTCTCATTGCTATGTTATTAATAACATCAATTTTAGGACGTTGCTGTTTTACAACAAGTTCTTGTACACTGTCTTCTTTAGTTTTTTTCTTTTTGTTTTTAGGGAATAGTTTTTTAACGTTCATGTATTCGCCGCCAACTGGAACGTCTGCGGTAGCATTTTGTTTTGTTACGATACCAACACCTGCTGCTTCTTCAGATGTTTTCTTTGTAGGCAATCCTTTATGCTTTGTTTTAGCAAAGTCCTTTACATCAGAA